CAATGCAGATTAAACTGCTACTTTACCAACTTGGTCAGGGAATGCAACAGCAGTACCCATGATGAACTCACAGGCAACACGGATGGTTCTGTTGTCTTTTGAGTACCAAACTTCAAGACCTGCATCAGATGTGTCAGTATCAAGGTCAAGACCAAGAACAAGGTTGTTCAATGAAGCACCATAAACTCCGTTCAATCCGGTCAATCCGTTCACACCAATCACTTCAATGTTGGTTCCTGGATACACAAGTCTGAATGGATCGAAGTTTGAACCATAGTTTGCAAGCTGTCCGCCTGTTGAAGTCAATCCGCTACCATCCAAAAGACCCGCAGCCATTAGGCGATATTTGTCCAAACCGCAGAAAATTTTGAAGTCCTGCTGTGCAACTGCTGCAGATGGTGACAATGCATAAACACGCTGAACTGCTTCAACCATATCGGCAACTGTCAATGGTGAAGATAGTGTTGAACCATTGTAGGCTGCTGTGTTGCAGTCTGTGAATGATGCAGCATTTTGAAGAATACCATCGAACATATCAAGGTTTGTTCCAGATGTTCCTGCGCCATCACCTTGCCAGATGATTTTCTCAATTTCGTCTTGAATCTTCTCAACAAGGTAGCTGCTGAACACTTCTTCAAATGGCATTGAATCCTGAATTGCTCCAGGTGCCAACTGAGTAGAAAGGTAGTAGTTCTCCAATTTCTTTGGGCAGAACTCCATATTGATCTTCACGTGCTTCGCGTCAATTGTCTGCTGTGAAAACAACACATCACCATCTGCCACGAATCCACAATTTCCAGACGTAACAGGTGCCTGCGCCATGTTCACTTCAACATCCATAATGTTGACTGTACTGGGTCCTTTCACTCCCACTTGTTTTCTCATAAGTTCAGCAGTACGTCCACCTGCTAATGCCTTGGTCAGCAACGGGAATTGCTGCTCGTTTACGAATGGTGCTAATGTTCCAAAATCAAATGCCATGATTTCTTTTTTTTATAGGTTAGTTTTTTTTTATTACTTCTTCAATGCTTTTCTCATCTTCTCAACCAATTCTTCTTGGCTTTGCGCTCTGCTGAATGGATTGTTCACCTTCTTGGTCGGCTCAACTGACGGCTTCGCAGCCATCTTTTCCACGATGTCTGTAATTAGACCGATGGCCTTTTCCATTTCATCGAATCTTGTGTTGATCGCTTCAACTGCATCAGCAGATGCGAATGATTCCGCAGCAATGACATCGGCAGCAATTGCCGCCATCTTCACTTCAACATCAACTTCTTCTTCTGCTGCCATTTCTTCAACAACTTCTTCTTCAGCCGGAACTTCTTCAGCAGGTGCTTCTGGCTCAATCACTTCGACAATGATAGCACCTTCGGTTCTGATGATTGTGCCATCTTCCAATTCGTGATCACCATCTGGTGCATCAATTTCATTGGCCGCTTCATCAATTACTTTGACAGATGCGCCAACTTCAACAGCAGGTTCAACACGGACAATGGTGCCATCCACTAATTTTCCATCAATGAATGCAGCTTCAACTGTTTCTTCTGTTTCGCTTCCGAAAAGAATCTTCTTGATCTCTGGCAATTTTTTGCCAACCAATTCTGAAATGTTCATTCTTGTGCTTTTTTGTTAAATAGACAAATGTCTGATGTGTGCCACTTACTTCTGAATGGCATCAATCACAGCATCAATCACTTCCTGGTCCATTGTCATTTCCTTGTCTTCTCTGAAGATGCCTTCAACAGAAAAACCTTTCAGCATATAGCCATCGTCTTCCTTTATCTTCTTCCAGATTTCATCATTCTCCACGCGCATACTTCCAAACCAACTGCCTTGCGGAACATCTTGGAATCCTTCCGGCACACCTTTCACATCATCGACAATCCATGATTCGAAGATGAACACACCATCCACAGGTGTTTCATGCATCTCGTTGACTGCTTTTGTCAACCCATTCTTCATGAATTTGTACACGATTTTGCGAATGGTTTCTGCCGTGAACACGACATACCATTCTTTATCGTCCCATCTTCTGTAAATTGGAAGCGATGCGATCATGAACGGACCCGTGATGATGCGTTTTTCTTCGTCCTTCACTCTGAACTTGTAAGGTTCCTTCACCTTAGAAAAGGCCATGAAGTCACGTTCAATTGCAGGCTCATCCACTAAGCTGACGAAATCCACGCCACTTTCATCATTGTCATCGATGGTCAAATAGACCAATGGAATCTTTTTGTCTTTTTCCATGTTTATCCTGTTAATCCAAAGGTTGCTTGGTTTTGTATTTGTTGAATGTTTTCCTGTGATCCCGATAGTTGTGATTCCACAACGAACGCTTGGACAGGTGCCAACTGTGCTGCTTCTGCGTTTACCAATTCTGTTGTGTTGGTCGTGACAGGTGCAATTGATGGTGCAGATGGTCCACTAATTCCTGCTGTGACATTGCCACCACCTGGTCCAGGAACACCGTTTAAAATTTGCTGTGCTTGCGCAACTGCGGCCACAACTGAACCAACCATTGTTGCAATGTAGGCAACTTGCAAGAAAGGTGTTGCAGGTGTTGGCGGAGTAGATGCTGCACCTGTCGCGCCTGCAATTGCCGTTGATATTGCCACGGCCGTATTGATTGCCAATTCAGCCAATGCAAAACCTTTGGCTGCTGCCACACCTTCTTCGCCCTGCTGTTCCAAGAATCCTGCAATCTGACCTAATGCACCCGCTGTTGCCTGTGCGGCTTGAATCTGTGCATCCCTTCTGATTTCAGCTTCTTTCTTTGCAATCCTTGACAAATTCTCCTGATATGCCTCTTCCAGACGAATCATTTCTTCGTGATTCTCAATCTGTTCAGCAGTCATCTCGGCATTGTTGTGCTGTAGAAATTCACGCATTGATTGCAGATGCTCTTCATATTCATCTGCTGCCGCGCTTAGTTCTGCACCTATTCCGGCATACCAAGGATTTTCAATGAACAGCATATATTCACGTGCATTGCTGATACCTTCTGATCGCTCTTCTGACAATGCCTGTTCTTCTGCCCGCAATGCTGCTGCATTGGTTTTCTGTTCAGAGTAGATGCCATTGATTCTTTCCAGAACATCAGCCTGTTCTGCCTGTGCATCAATCAAAGCTGCTTGTGCAGGAATGGATTCTCTGTTCATTGCCAATTCTGCTTCACGCAGGCTGATACGCAATGCAGAAATCTTCAATTCTCCACGTGTCTGTGCTTCCAATATTTCAGCAATGGCATCATTGGCCTTCATTCGTGTTTCAATATCAAGTTCGATATTGTCACGAATCTGTCGCTGAATTTCAGCTTGGTTCTGCATTTCCAACATGAACTTCCTTTGCTGTGCTTCTGCCAATTGCAATTGGTTCCGCATTTCAACAATGTTGGCAGCCTGCGCCAATGCACCATCTGCTCCATGTAGCAATGCATTTCCGAAGTCTCTGAACTTCTGGATGATGTCGGACATATTCATGTCCTTGATATTCTGCAGTCCATCAACCAAATCCTGGACAGCACCTGCAACATTGCCAAAGACAACTTCCAATGTGACCATTGCCTTGCTCAATCCATCCGTGATTCTCTGATTACTGCGAAGTAGGTCTGCAAGTTTTTCAAATATCAGAAGAACAACAGACAGCTTGCCAATCATCTTGACAGCATTGCCAACTGATCCGCTGAATGATTTCACACCTTTGGACGCACCTTCTGCTCCTTTTTCAGCAGCTTTGAATCCGCCCTCCATTTTCTTCTGAAGATCACCTGTGACCTTCTTCAGTTCTTCCATCTGCTCCTTCAGGTCATCAATCTCCGCAGCAGCATCTCTGGTTTTTACATCTACTTCAACAGCAATTCTTGTGGCCATTACGCAGGTATTAATCTATAGTGAACGTAAATGGTAATGTCGGAATCACCCGCAGTTGGGTCTCCTGTTCCAACCGTAACTTGTAGGTCTGCATTTTCTACAATATTAGTTCCAGCTACTGCTAATTTCCCAACACAGTTAAAAGTGTCAGATGATGTAGCTAAAACCGCGTTATTGAAAACTATTTGATATTGAGCAGCACCATTAATTAATAATTGAAGTTGTGTATTTGTTGCGTATGCCGTTGTGTTGAAGTCAATTTTAACACTTGCAGATACAACTTCTATGGCATAGCCAGAAACAGCTGACACAATGGTCAATGGTGTGCTGTTCAATGTCAACACATCTGCTGATGCAATGGTCAGTTCAGCACTTCCACCAATGCAGAAGACACCATTATCACCACGTGACCAGATGACATTGTCAGCTTGGTTTATGAACAATTCACCCTTATAGATGTCCGTAGCTGTCCATGCAGGTGATGGTTGTGTGTGATCATCCGATGGTGCCACAGTTGGAACTGTTCCAGATACTGTGGACCGTTTAATCTTAATTCTTGAATCTTGTGTTGCCATTGATTAGTTTATGTTTTGGCCGCCATCTACTGTATAAATAGATGAATCGCCATATTGTATCTGAACTTCATCTTCCATTCCATCCACAACGTAGATGGTGCCGCCTGCATCTGTTGCCCGAACTTCATCTTCGCCACCTTCGATGATGTAGCCATTCATCTGCTCCTCACCATTGATGATGGTCACGTTCGATTCCAATACCTTGGCACCATCTGTTCCGATTATTCGCACATTGTGCAATCCAGGACCAACTTCATTCCTGTCACCAATGATGGTGATGTTGCTACTCCCTTCACCAATGAAATTGTCACTACCTTGCACCATGAATGTTGTCGTGCTGTCACCAACACGGTTGCGCTTACCAGACACCATGCCGCCATTGAACTGTGGATAAAGGTTGCCGCTTCTCTGGATATTCTTGACAACAGGTGTGTTGATTTTCGCCAATCCATCTGCCACCTTCTTTGGCCGTCCAACTTGGAATGTGTCAACTTTCAATGGTTCCTTCACGATGACCTTAAACAGCTCCACTTTGGTCAACTGTTCCTTAAATGGATTATAGTCCTTTATCTCATTGATGCGCCAATAGCTGTTGTCAATTTGAATCTGGTCACGGAAATCAAGGTTCATAATGTCCAAAGGTTCAAGATAGAACATGGCCGTCATCAGCTTGCTGTCCTTGTTTGTGATTTCAATGACATGGTTCCTGTGGAAGACATTGAACAGATTGGCATTGGTGTACAGCAGACTACCTGTGTATGCATTGCCCGAATAGAACAGTTGCCTTGGAATGCCAAAGTTGATGTCCTGCTGTGGAATGATGCCACCTGTTCCTGGATGCGTCAAATGTCCTGCATACGGATATGATGATTGTGGCACATCAATGACAACTGAACCAAACTGTGTTGCCTGTCGATATCTGAAGATCCAATCTGGATTGGAAGGAAGAAGGCCGCCCCAATATAACACTCTGATGTTGTGTTCAGTTTCGGCTACACCTTCATCAATGTCTTCATTGTATATCTTGCCAATTATTCTGTTGCTTGGATTATCATTGACCATTGGTGTTGCAGAGAAAACAACTTCCATTTCATTGGTGCCAAGTTGGAAGTCATTGTCAACTTCTGCCTTTGCTCTACCATAAACGTGACCATAGCTGTCATTATATCGCTTGTTGTAGTAGTCATCATCTTCCGCATACGTGTAGACAAATTCATTTCCTGTCAGAAGACCCAAAGGTTGCAATGTCACATCCTTGTCTCTGGCCATCTTATGTGTCCAATCCTTCACCTTGCCAGATGAATAGAACGTGTCACGTGTTTCAATCAACAAATTGCGCTCATCATTAGGATCAATGGTGACGTACAAATTGAACATCTGAATGATGGACAGCAAAAGGTCCTTCATTTCAACTTCTGGCACCAAGCTATTCATTGGAATTAACTGACCTTCCACGATGCTAAGTTCACCAGATGTCACTTCGATGGTTGATGTGTTGTTAAATGTTAGTTCACATTGATCGAACAGGAACAACGCCACGTTTGCTTGCATATTCATTTCCATGTACACTCTGTCACCGATTTCCATGAATATGTTCTCGGAAAATGTGCTGACCAATGTCGTTGCAGTTGCGCCAATGGTTGATGATGCAGGAACGTCAATGGTCACAATGAATGACTGTTGAAGCTGAATGGCACCATTCACACGTTGAACGTACACATTCAAGTTGGCATCGAATTGACCCGTAACAACAGGATTGCCCCCAGATGGTGCGCTGATGCGCTGAACCGTAAACGATGGCACAGATGTCACGTTGAACCATCCATCAGATGGTGCTTCGTAGTAATCACCTGCGTCATTCCATAGGTTGTATGGATCAATATTACCATTAAAGTCCAACCTTACATTTTGATTG